TCCTTGCCCTGGTTCAGCAGCTGCAGCAATTCAGGCCCGGCCGACTTGCCGAACAGGTCCATGACCACAGCGGTTTTTTCCGCCGGCGACTTGATACCGGCAATGCGATCGGCCAAATCCAGAAACACGGCGTTGCTGTCGCGCATCTTGCCGCTGGTGTCCGTGACACTGACGCCCAGCCGGCCAAACATTTTGACGGCAGCGTCATTGCCCTGCACGGCGCTGAACATGTTGTCGTTCAGTTTTTCAATGCCGGCGCTGTAGGTATCGACGCTGGAACCGCTGAACTGGGCGGCATAACCCATGGCCGTCAGCGACTCCACCGACTGGCCGGTGCGGGCCGCCATGTCGCCCATGGCATCAGCGAAATTGACGGCCTGCAGCACGCCGTCCTTGATAGCATCCAGGGTAAACGCAGCGGCCAGCGCCGCGCCCATCGCCTTGGCGCTGTCCGTGATCTTCTCAAACTCGGTCTGGGCGGTCTTTCCGGCCTTGCCCATGTCCTGCTGGAAGGCGGCGGTATCAGCGCCCAGCGTGACCATCAGGCTGGAGAGCACATTAGCCATTTACCGACCTCTCAGAAAATGCCGCATCAATTTCTGCCTCCAGATCCGCCGGATTACGCTCCGGCTTTTCCGCAAACAGGGTGAAATCGAACAGGGAATAGGGCTGGGAATCCGCCCCGCGATTGACGTTGGCGATGGTGGCGCATATCCCGGCGCTGGCGTAGTCGATCACGTCGCGCACCGGTTTCCAGTCGTCCAGCAGCCCCATGCGCCAGGCCGCCAGCCACTCCGTCAGCTCATCACTGTCAACCGTGGCCAGCAGCTCCGATACCGACCGACCCAACCGCGCCGCCAGCCGGAAATAGAATTGCCGGATGGGGCGCTCCGTCAGTTTTTTTCGGCCGCCTCCACCGCATCCGGAGCCATGCCGTTGATGCGCAGGGCCACGGTAAACACCGGCATCAGAATGTCCGCATCCAGCCGGGAAAGCGCCGGAATGTCATCGTCCGTGAACTCCAGCTCACCGGCCTCATTGCACACCGTCAGCTGCGCCCACCGTGCGCGGATGGTGCCGGAGTTGTCGCCATCCCGCAGCGACGCCTCAAACGACTCCCGCGCAGCGGCAGACATCACGCGCACCCGAATATCACCGGCCCGCGTGGAAACAACCTCGGACCGGAAACCCAGCCCCAGAATCTCAGAACGTGTCAGCATGGTTGGCCTTACGGGGTGATGGTGGACTTGGTGATAGCGCCGGAGATATCCAGGCTGACCTTGGCGCGTACCTTGTCATCCTTCTTGCCGGTGATCTTGTAGCCGGTGATCACCGCCGCGAATGCAAACTGGGTGGTGCCGTTGCTAAGGATCAGCTTGAAGTTTTTCTTGGTGCCAACGCCGGAGCGCAAGGCGTTGATGTTGGTATTGGCTGCGTCATACAGCAGATCCATGCCCGTGCTTCCCGAATCAATCACGGCACCGCCATCCTTTTCGGCGTAATCGTCGTCCAGAGTGGTGATGTCGATAACCTTCGACTTTTCATCAAACCCATCCCAGTCGGTGATTTGACCGACAGCGGTGAATCCCTCGGTCGGAGTCACTCCGTCACCGATTTTCAGGACGAGGTTGTTGGTGTTGTGCGTGGTGATAGTCATTGCGTTTGCTCCCAAATCAGGAAATCGAGTGATTTCCGCACGAGGTTGGTGGTGGAATCGTGGTCGTCCCGGTCCTGCTGGACGCGGGCGGAAATATCAGTACGCGCCTCCAGCAACTGGATGACGGTTTCAGCCATCCGGCTGGTGGTTTCAACATCGTCAGCCCAGATGTCAATCTGCATGGACACCTGATTGTGGCCGGAATACCCGTCCAGCGTTTGCAGGCGCTGGCTGCTGATCGGGGTGTAAACAATGTATGGGCGCAGCGCGTTGGTTTCTGGCGCTACAAACGGCCACACGCGACCAGCAACCAGCGGTTTCAGGGCGTCATGGATGGCGGCATTGGCGCGGATCGTGGTCATCGGGCGTTTCCTCGCGATTGCGCTTCCGCACGACGGCGGGCTTTTTCAATCATGTCCCGCAGTTTGTCGGTAAAAATGCCCAGCGCCTCAGCAGATCGCGCATCAAAGGCAGGCCGCAGGAAAGGCCGCGCCGGTGATTTCGATGTCCCGAACTCGATAAACCGGCCATAACCGGCATTTCCAGTCCACGAAACCCCTACATAGGCCTCACCGTTAGTCAGACCGGCATATTTCCGGCCTTTCAGACGCCGCCGGATAATGTTGCGCTTCAGGTTTCCGGGCTGGATCAGGTCTTTTTGTCGAGCTCCTTTTGCCGCAGACAGCGCTTGGGCGCGGTTAAAACGGTCAATTGTTTTGTTGCCTGTTTTTGCCACTTTTTGAACCTTGCCCATTTTGTACAGGTAATGCGGTTTTGACGACTGCGGGGCCAGCGCAATAGCCGTGTCCTGAATCGGAATAGCGGCAGTCATCAAGGCAACATACAAAACTTTTCCGGCTACTGCGTTACCCAGTTCCAGCAGTGCCTCTTCCAGCTCGTTCAGGCCGGACACCGTCATGGTGACCGACATCAGCCGTCACTCGTTCCCGTGGTGCAGTACAGCTGCAATTCCCGGTTGGCCTCGCTGGGGTTCAGCACGTACTGCACCGCATAGGCATTGCCGCGAAACATCACCCGGCAGGTGTTGTCCACATCGGCACGGTGGCGGATGGTGATCTTGACCGTGACCTCGGCATGGAGCGCCTGCGCCACCTCCAGGGCCCGACCGCTGAGCGGCTGGACACTGGCCCAAGTAGCGCAAACGGGTTGCCAGGTGTTTTTCTGGCTGCCCATCTGTCCACGGGATTGGGCTGGGGATTCGATGACGACCCCATGCTGCAGGCTGCCAATTTGCATGTCAGTACTCCACCCGGTAGCTGTCCAGCAGACCACCTACAAACGGATACGGTACTGCATTAGCATTGCCAGCCGTCACCGCCTGGCGCTGCTCATACAACGTGGCCACATCAATCAGTATCCATCCGGCAAACGCATGCGGCAGACTGGCAGCGGTGGAGCCATAGCCAGCGGTATAGACCACCGCGACCGTGACGCCACTTCCGGGGTTATCAATCGTCAGCAGCGTTTTATGCCGGGTACTGGTCAGGCTGTAGTCGTCATCCGTCAGCACCGTTGCCACGCCATCGGCATCCGTAACCGTGACCGAGGTGATGGCCACAAACGGCGGGCGCGGCAGCAGCAGTTTCTCGCTGATGTCTGCGTCCAGCCGGTAGGTTGTCGTCAGCATGGCCCGGCCGGTTTCGTGGCTGCACCGCTCGGCAGACATAAACGCCAGACGGGTCAGCAGGCTGTCCTCGATACTGGTATCCGTGTCCAGGCGGCAATGCAGCTTGATGTCGTCCAGAGACACCGGCAGCACGGCGGAAGGAGTGACGACAGTCAGTTTCATTGGCTGGATGCCTCGAAATGCGCAATCTGTTCCGGGCTGTTATTCACCGCGCCGGATTTGAAAAGGTCGGCGTATTCGGCAGCGGACAATTCCACCACCGAACCCGCCGGAATACGTTTGCCGTCACGGTAGCAGTCCCGGAGGACAGCAGCGCGGACGGTTTCAGCCAGTTTTTGCTTGGCCATATCTTCACCCAAACGGGGCAGGCCGAAGCCTGCCCCATCATCATCAGGATGCCGCGTTGATGTAGTGCTTGATGCAGCCGCCGGTGTCCAGCAGGTTGCCGCCGCTGCGCATCCAGGCCAGATAACCCACCTGACCCAGCTTGGCATAGGCGCTGTCGGTGAAGCGGAACAGTTCTGCCTGCATCACGTCGCGGATGTAGTAGAAGCTGAAATCACCAAACAGGATGGACTTGGCAGAAGCAGCCATCACCGCCACATCGTTGTTGATGATCACCGGATAGCCGAGGATGGTATCAGCCATGGGGCCAGACAAACCGTCATAACCGGGCAGGAAGATCGGGCGGCCGGTGCTGTCCTTCAATTTTTGAATCGTAGCCAGCGTGGCGTCATTCATCATGAAGCTGCAACGGCCAAGCGAGCGGTAGGCGACGTCCACCGAGTGCACCAGGTCAATCAGGTCATCCGCAATGACGGTAGTGGTCTGGCCGCTGGCACCGGTCTTGCCCAGGCTGGAAGCTACAACCACGCCCTTGGGCTGGCTGGAGCCGGTTCCAGTGGTGAAATACGTGTTGGTGATGCGGCCCAGACGATCGGCAAAGCGGCGGTTGATGAACGCCTCGATGTCAATGTTGCTGTCCTGCAGCAGCTCAAACGGCACGGCAATAATCTTGGAACTGAACTTGTAGGCGTCCAGCGCCACAGTGCCGAACGTGGGGTCAGCAGCCGTTGCGGTGGTGTTCTGCGCAATCAGTTCACCAGTCTCGCTGGTGCCGTCGCTGGTCGGGAACGACAGGCTGTTGCCCATGTCGGTCTGAATGACCGTCGCCACCTGGCGCACGCCGCTGTGGTTCTTCAGCGCATCGAACAGGATGGAGGCCACATCGGACTGCACGGTGTAGCCGCCCTGGCCGCCGGTGGTTGTCGACATGGTGTTGCGGATCTCGGTCCAGTCGGCGGCGGTCAGCGCGGCATCACCGCCCTTCAGCCACTTGGCCAGCAGGCGCTTGGAGGCGCTGACCTTCTTGCCGTTGACGGCGTTCTCGATCTGATCCTGCAGCTGGCTGTCCTTCAGGGCTTCCAGGGCGCGTTCGGTACGCACGATCTCGGCATTCAGCGCCTCAATCTTGGCCATGTCGGCGTCATAGGCGGACTGGTTTTCAGGGGTCCAGGTGGTGCCGGGCTGTTGGCTGGCGGCCATCAGATCCTGCACGCGCTTGGCAACGACATTCTTTTCCTCACGGAGGGCTTGAATGGACTTCATCTTTTTGATCTCCAAAATGAAAAAACCCGCAACATTGCGGGTGTGGCGGGTTAAAACCGGGGTTACAGGGCGGCGGCCACCGCCAAACGGCGGGCCATCGCGGAAAAATCAGGGGTCTTGCCAGCCGGAGGTGGCGGCGGATTCGGCGTCGGGGCTGGACTGGTGCGGGCCTTCGGCTTCATGTTG